CTTTTGCCATGAACATTGTTCAGCATACGCGAGTTGCCACTGCGAGACGAACCGCCGAGGGAATTTTCACCGCGGCGTTCCCCACGTCCTTCATTGTTGACGCCCAGTGCGCTGGTGCAGGTGTCTTCAATTGGAAACAGTTTGACCGCAACGACGTTAGCGCCGTTGCTGCTACTGTCCCAGGTCCCTTTGCTTGCAACCATGGTCTACGAGACGCGGCTGCTTGCTTCGGTGCCCACATTGCGCCTGCAATGGGAGCACTGGGAAAAACCAATGTCATTTTGTGGCTTGGTGATTTGGAGCACTATTACGATCCAGAAGAATTGTGGAGTTTCTGTGTTAGTTGGCGCCTGGCCGCCCAAGCTAGGGGAATTCCACTGCGTGTGTTTTGTCTCTCCCCCAATTGTCCTGCTTTAGGTACATATTACAAGATGGATAATATTTACCAAGTCCATGCACAGATCTATGGCTATCATGGAGGGAAATTGGCCGCAACTGGAAAAACTGGGTTCATGTGTGTTTCGGACGACAATCGGTGCTATTTGAGCGATTCTACTAAAGTTGCTTGGCGACAGAAAGGCTCTTTTGAGGTTTCTCGTGCTTATGCCAATCAGCTTGGGTTTGGTCGTCAACCTAGATTTTTGAATCGCGCTTGTTATAGCAACGTTCGTGGTATGCCGGGTTATGCGATTTGGGAGTTGTCTGTGGGCAACCGACCTGCTCAAGTTGCCGTTCCTGGACCCCAAACGACTGAGAATGGTCGTGCGATCATCATTGCTCAAGGTGATGAGCACGCTCCATATTATGGAGTGTGTTTCATTGGTCAGAAGGGTTATGCTCGAGCAGGGTCAGCTGCTGATGCTAATATCAAGCGTACTGGTGTGTTTCTCAACATAAGCAGAGGTCTATCGATGGCTGGAAACACCTCTGATTTTGTGACAGTCAACATCAATGATCAACAAGCTGCGATTGAATGCTTGGCATCAGAACTTCAGGCTGATATTGCCCGCTCTAAAGATTCTACCAGTTTGACCATGGATCTGCTTGGTGCCCAAAAACTTTGGAATGTTTCAAGTGATCCCTGGATGAGTTTGTTTGGACGTAAGACTATGTCTTACTCTGAATATCTGCTCATTCAAGCAATGAAGTGGTTCTCTTTCCTGTGTTTGTTCGTGTTCTTTTGTGGTCTAGCCTATGTTTTGCTTGGCTCGATCATTGTGCGAACCAATCAGGTTTGTGAAGGTGGTTGTTGGGAGAACTTTGTGCAACTCCCAGACAATCCTGATAGAGGTGATGTTGATCCATGGGTTTTGAATAAACTCATGAATTTAAGTTCTGACGAATTCTGTGCAAGTTTTAAAACGCCCGCCCAATTCGAGGCTTGCTTAAGAGTCGACTTCAATGACCCTGTGGTGGCGCCTGTGGGGTTGCTATGGGTGAAAACACTGTTGTTCAAATCAGAACGTGTTCTTCAGACGGTTTTGGTTGGTCCCATGATTGAGGAGTCTGGTAAATGGGCTTATCGTGCGTTGGGTTTCAAATATGGTGGTTTGGGCTTCGGCTTATTTGAAATGACAATGTATGCTATTGGGCGCCCTCTCACTATGCAATTCGTTTGGACTCGAGTGCCTGCTTTGGGGTTGCATTTCATATCAGATTTCTTGCCTTTTCCCGTTTCTTTGACCATGCACGTTGCTTTCAATGCTCTTGTCCAAGAAGAGGAAATTCAAAATGACTTTCAAAATCAGAATCCTATGACCTTGGAGACTAAATATGGAAATGTTAGCTTGCCAAAATTTCCTGTGTGTGGCAGTTTTTTGGCTGTCCACTCCAGATTGTGCTTTGGTTTGGACAAACGTTTCTATTACAGTGAGGGTCGAGTTTTTATTCAGGTTTCGCCTGTTGTTGCTGAGAGCATCGTGGCTCGTTTTGCTTTGCTTTCGCAATTGTTCGATGTTATGCATGAGCGATTGGCCATAGACGATTTCGGAACCTGGTATTTAGAATTTCAGCGAAACGCAAGCTATTATTTGAGTCACCAAGCTGGCCCTGTGGGTGAACTGCTTGCCAAAATTGTGTATCATCCTTGGTTGTTAACTTTGGCTGATGCGCCATACTCTATTATCCAGACAAGTTTTACAGCTTTTTATTGGTTGGATAAGGCATTTGATGCAATTGTCAATTATGCCCTTGCTGTGCATCATCGTGGGAGTCGGGTTGAGGCTAGTTTCAGTCTTAAAGCACAAAACTTTTGGGCTGGTGTGTGTGATTTGTTGCATGTCCCTCGTGTCGATTGGGATAACTGGTTACCGAAGTTCAATTTGACCGTGCCAACAAATTACACAAGCCCTGAGCCGTTGTATAAACGTCGCAATTACGTCCATGATGAAGGTATTGAGTTGCCAGCGATTTATTCGTATGATGCTGTGTTGTTGGGTTTTAATCGAGCTATGCAACTCAATGATTCGGCTGTTTTGGAAGCTGCAACAAATAAATCAATTGGTTCGGTTCTTCGTATTGCTACCGTTCATTATGAGAGTCCGGTGTATCGATCTTTGTTGTTTCGCTCTTGGATTGATTATACTGGCCCCATTCCTTATTTGAATGCTAGCACTCTTGAAGTTGCTTTTCATGGCAGTTATTGGAATGATTTGCATCGTTGGAACGCATTGACTCCAGCTCACCATCTGTTCCAATATAGACCAAATATTTCCATCCCATATGTGTATTCTAGACACTCTCAAGTTGCAACGAGTTTTGGTATTCCAGTCCTCAATTTCACAGTGCGAATTTTGACCATGAGTCCCAATAAGTATTATCATGATGGTGACTTTCGTGTTCTTGAATTGCTCCACTATTCATTTGATAGTGTTGCTTTTCAAGTCCATTACGTAGTCTTCTTTGATGAACATATTGCGTATAAGAATGTTACATCAACAATTCCCGATCTTTGTGTTAAGATCAACAGTATTAACACTTTCGTTCATGGGAAGGACCCTTCGTCTTCTATTCGTGCATGGAAACGGTGGTTTTCAATTGATAAGTTCCCTGAGTGCCATAACTCATCAACTGTCCGCACTGCTTTTTGTGAACAGTTGATGGAACATAATATTTTTGTTAATGAATATCTTCATGAGCATCGAGATTATGGATTGGATTGTGCCAATTGGAAGCAGGATAAAATGTTTGTGTCAAAATGGAGGTTCTCCATTTTTCAACATCCGCTGTATAGTGAACCCAGTTTCGAGCAAGTTCGAAACAATTTGACGAGCATTCTTGGCGCATTGGATGAATTCGTTAATTTTACCGGTCTTGTCGCGGAATCCTGGAATAGTATCTCGTCGCTGTTTGTGTACATTTGGGGTCCTGATGACCTTTGGCAGGAATTCTTTCAAGATCAAACGGTCAAAGAGTGTCAATTTCGGCCGTTTTTGGCATTGTCGTCCATTAGTTCCAATTATTCAGCTGTTCCAAAACATTTTTGTCAAAACGTCACTAAACGAGCAGTTTTACGTGATGTTTGGGATTTTGTGTGTAAGAGTTACCGGCTTACCACGTGTCTGGATTTGAATGCTTTATGGGACAAGGCTTTTCCAGGTAATTCCACTGGACGAATCAAAATGGTTGATCAAAATACTATTGAGTGTTGTCGTAAAGTGAGGCCGGGGATCAATTCTGTTGATCCTGGGGTATCTAAGGTCGCATCTGTGGCGTTAGCTTTCGCAGAACATGTCAAATTTATAGTCAACTTTTATAAGGTGGTTGGAATCTTAATTACAGGCTGTTTTTGTGGTTTGATGATAATTCGATATGCTCGTAAATTGATCGCCTGGATAAAATGGTACAAGGATTTGCCTGACCAGATCGAGTTGGTTTTGGAAGATTTGGTTGTCAAGTTGGATGATTATGTCATTCCTCCTGAGCCACTAGTTGAGGAAACACCAACTAGTTCAGATTCTGAATCGTCTTCTTCTGAATCAACCGATTTCGGGGCCTGGGAGGATGAGTTTTTCCCCCACGAGATTTCTGATGATGAGTTGGATCAGCGTCGTTTAGCTCGGAAAGTGTCTCAGGTCAGGCAACGGAAACCTAAGAAACCGTTGGAGGAGGCTCCAACTTGGGTAAAGAAGGAAACTCCGAAAAGTGAAGGTGTAAAGTCCAACTGGGCTGGGCGACCTGTGGTCATTAAACCCGGCAATCGTATTGGCTTGCCAATTGATCCACCTTTTAAAAAACCAATCATCCATGTGGCTGCTTCCCCTTGCTCTGCACACAATTGCTCTGCCTTTGTTGTGACAGGAAGCGAGCTTAGTCTGACTCAGTTTTTCAATACTGCTCAGAGTGTTTGGAGTATGAGTCAACTTCGTAAGTTTTCTGGGAATTTAAGTGTGGAACCCAGCTCACGAAAGTTTATTGAAAGAAAAGATGGTAAGTTGCTGCGTCAGTTTCCATTGGTTCGTGAGGTCCATACACATAGTCAATTAGAAGCTGAGATTGTTGAACCAGCATTTGATCTCAAAAATTTTGATTTTGAATGCACTTTTGAGGACATGATTCTTGCAAGTACCAAGAAAGGGTTCGAGGCATTTAAACGTGACCTGACCCACACTTTGAAAAGGAATTCAGACAACAACTTGGGTGCGTTGTGTCGTATGGATTTGGAACATCTGAACGGACTCGAAGATGACATGGTTGTCAAAGCTTGCTTTGTGACTGGTGCTGCAGGGGCTGGCAAAACGAGTTATGTGGCTAATACTTTTGGTCATCATGTCGTTTTTACAGCTCCTAGCGCTGAAATGGTCGCGGGCTTGGTTGAGAAAGGGTTGTTAGCGTTTACTCATCAGAAAATTTGTTCAACAACGCGTAAGAGTTTGCCTCCAATAGTGGCTATCGATGAGAGCTTCTTGTTTCATGTCGAGCGTTTGAAATTGATTTGTAGACGATTCCAGTACATTATCTTCTTAGGTGACCCTAAACAGTTGAGCGCTGAAGATGATGGTGGTTCCATCTGGGCCATTGAGGACTTTGATCACATCCCACGAAAAGAGATCTTTTGTTATAAACGATTTGCTGAGTGGTTTGCACAGAAGATTAATACCTTGTTTTACGATGGTGTTGCCGCAACTTTTGAGTGCAAACATGACACTGTGATAAAAATTGTTTCAGCTGTGAGTGTTGATGACTTTTTGACCAAGAGTGATAGCGAACGTGATTACCCAAGTTTTGCTAGGATCACTTTCCGCACTGAGTTGTCTGACCCCGAACAATTTTTGTTTACTCATCGAGTTATGCAAGGTGTGGATAAGGACGAGATTCATATCTGGTCCCCAGATGCATTCAAGGCGACCTCTCACATGTTGGTTGCATTGACTCGGCACAAAAAGAAGTTGGTCATTTATACAATGGGTAGGAACGTTGATTCCTATTCACCATTGTCTCCACGTGATCAGCTCATTGCAGATCTCCCTGATTTAGATGTCTTGCGTTTGCCTAACGTGCATGAGTTCACTCGATCTGAGGTGCTTAGTGTGCTTCAAGAGAAAGAGGCTGCCGGTGAAATTTTTCAACCAATCTCGCACAACGAACCAGCTAAACAAGCCCAAATGACAATGGCCAAATATCAGTGGTTGGCAGAAGCAATCGAATCTCGATCATTTGCTTATGTGATAGATTGGTCAACCGACTCTGGCCGTTTGGCTGATTGTTTTAAAAATGTTCCAGTTCTTCGTGTTAACGCGAGAGATGATGCAAAGAAATTTGAATATCCTCGTGAATTCACAAATAGTCTTGTTGAGGCCAAAATGTTGGAACTGGGAAACTTGGGAGTTGACCATCAAACTACAAAGGGCTTGTGGTTGTTTGACACTACTTTTGGTACTGGAAAAAAAGAGATGAATGCACATAAGTATAAGTCGGTTATCGACATTGCTTGTGGGTACAATGTGGCATTATGTATAAAAGTGGTGGATAGGTTGACTTATGCTGAGTCTGACTTGGCTGCCCATTTCATCGGTCATAGTCCTGTTGTGGAAGACTTGTGGCCCATCGGAATCACTGGGAATTATTTTGAACACTATCTTCTTTTCCATTTGTTGGAATCAGAGGGCAGACAAACTAACCTGAGTTACAATAAGACAGTGCCTCCGCTATTGTTCAACCAAGTTGGAGATAATGCAGAGGAAATTGCCAGCGAGTTCAATTTTGGTGAATTGGCTCGTTCTAATGGTTGGGTTGGGGAGCTTTGGCAATCTGGTTCAAAATGGTTGTTTGTTGAGACCGACCATCCTGTAGCAATGTTTTTGAGTCAGGATTCTCGGAAGCGGATTTTCACCAAAACACATGAGTTCATTCGTTGTGTGGCTACATTCCATTCTCATGACGACCAGGGTTTGCATACTTCTGAACGTGATGATTGGTATATCAACACGTTGTGGGGTCAAAGTCGATCGCATTATATTTGGAATCATGATAGTTTTGAGGTTTATGGTGTTAAACCAAAAGATGGAGCTGTGGTCACTTTCCCAAATATTGATAAGTTGGCTTATTGGCGTTGCAAAAAATTCACCGTTAAAGCTCCTAATTGGCAGCACCCAGAGGAACTACCATTCCACAACTCATCTGCATTGTTGGCTAGAGACAAGGATTTGACGGCTAATGGTTTGCGAATTAATGCTTTACCGATGAAGGGAAGTTCCTTGGGTCCCATAAAAGGGAAAACATTACCCCGACCGCCCGAGTGTGAGAGTGTGCCCGTACCTATTGGGTGGGCTTATAATGAGTGGAATGCTTTGACCGCTACTGTTGTGCGCCAAATGGTGATTCCTGTCACCACACTAAATGTTTTACTTTGGTGGTTGCGCCTGTTCCCATTGTTGGAGGAGTTTTTGGATGGTGTCGAGAAGACTAGTGAGCCCACTGATCCCTATTTGTATGATAAAAAGTTCCCCTCAAACGCGGCACGAAAATTTCGTGCTGCCCGAGAACGTTTTTGCCATGAGGTTGGTGAGCGGCGTCCATTATCATACAAGATTTTTCCAAAGTGGGATGAATGGTTAATGGCTAACATTCATTCGAAGGGACCTCGTGCTGTCTCTAATCCACCGGTGTGGTATAGAGCAATTTTTGGCCCATGGATGGATGCTGCTACTAAACGATTTAAGGAAAAGTTTGGCCCCAAAGCCCAGATTGTATATACTTCTGGTATGAATGCTGAGGAGATTGGGGCTTTAATTGGCGAACACGAGTTTTGGTATTCGACCGATTATTCAGGTTTTGACGCTTCACAAGGGTGGTGGGTTTCATTACTGCAGATCCAAGCTTTAGAATTGTTGTTTGATCACGATTATCCTCGACAATTGGCGCGTTTGCAGATTGATACTCGCATTCGCAACAAGACTTTCCGATGGGACGGAAACGGGCAGATGAAATCCGGGTTGCCTCAAACCAGTCTCGCCAACACTATGCTGAATGCTTTTCTTATTTGGCTAGTTTGCCGTTTATTGGCCATTCACGAGTACAAAGCACTGGTTTCTGGTGACGACGCTGTCGTGACCATGGCCCTACATGAATTTCATAACTTCATTCGAGTACATTCTTTGATTGTGCGGTTGTTAGGCATGGAGATTGAAGGAAATTTGCACCACATTTATGATGTGACGTACAATTCTTCTTATCTCTATCCAACTTTAGATGGGTGGGTGTTGGGACCACAGATACTGCGTGGATCAAAGCGATTCTGTGAGACCAACGTGTGTCCTCTAAGCCATCATGAGTACGTTCGACAATGGTTGAAAGCCGAGAGTTTAAATCTCAGCTTCGTTCCACTATTGAATGATTGGTGGCGATGGCTTGCCGACCAGTATGGAGTTGCGGATGAAGTTGGTTCTTGGATCGCCCGACGAATTAAATTTCGGTCCAACGCCATACAACCTCACAAACTTGACCAGGATCTTTGGGCTGAGGTTTGTGCCTGGCGCTACGGTGTATCGCAGGTTGATTGGGATTGGGTAAAATTTGTTGAGGACGTCAACCAGGGTGCGCAATTCATATCGGACCACAATGATCCCTTGTGGTCTGAAATTTGAATTTCACATTTTTAAATACCCTATCATTATCTCTTAAATCAGAGCTTGTCTGAGCAACAAGCAATCACTCTCAAAAATATTTACCCCTATTTAGGGAGGGCTTGTTTCAAGCCTGTGGCACATCTTTGATGTGTGGTAGTTTCTACCTCCGTCCGCTCTGCGGG